TCATATACTCCGGGTCAAATACAAACAGGTTCTGCAATGGGAACTGGTGATCCAAAAGGAATAATGACAGGAGCTATGCCTATTTCTGAAGCTATGTGGCAATCACAAAAAAATATGCAACGAATGCTGAAATTAGGTCCACTTGGTCTTTTATCTCAATCAGCTCAAAACGAAAAAGGGTATACTGATTATTTACAAAAATTTTATGCAGCAAAAAGTGGTCAAGGAAAATCTTCTCTTGGTTTAGCAAATCAAGGAAGAATTACTGAAACACAAGGTTCTGGTTTTATTAATGTAAATGAAAGGGATGCTTCTGGTGGAGAATTAGTTGATGCTGGAACAGTATTAAAAAAGAAAAAGAAAATAGCTGGTTCAGGAGCAGATACTATTGATGATTCAAGAAGTTTATTTGCTAAA